ATTCGTATCTGATTTAAAAAATTGGAGACAATTTAATTGCGATCTTTTGAGATCTTCATATGTTGATATAAGAGTTATTGATGAATACAAAAGTTTATCAAATGGGATGTTTTTGATAAATGCAATAGATTTTTATTCCAAATATCTTGGATATAAAAGGGAATTAGACTCAGAGATAAATTACTTAAAAACTTGTATCGAATCTTTAAATTTATATGAACAGCCTTCCATTATATATTTTATCAGAGAATTTGTAAAAAATTCAAAGGATTTATTCTTAGAGTTTGCAATAAAATTTCTAATCGAAATGAATAAGAACAATAATCCCCAATAATTCCTAACCCCTACATCCCCATCTTCCTCTAAGGCAATCTTTACCTTATTAGGAGCAAAAGATGGGGACATTAAAAACTCTAGTATTTCTCAATGCTTATGAAGACTCCTTGTCTTCAGGCTCTTGTAGCGGTGGAAATCAGCCCAACAAACAAAATTTCCGTTGGACTCGTGAGACTACCAACATAGGCATCGAATCAGCCCTCTCAGAGACCTTCCAGGTGCCTCCAGGAGCGTCCCAGAGCCTTTTCTCAGGCATGCGCACCCTAACCCAAGATGGCACCACCCAGTACTCTATAGCGCTTGCCCCACTCAATACCTCAGTCTATCAATTGACCAATACCGGTGGAACCGCCCCTACTTTTAGGACTCTAAGAACCATCGGAACCGATGCTACTTCCCAAGTAACTACCTCCCTAAACGGCACCGTTTTAACCTTTACTTTTACCGGTGGAACCCTTCCAACGCTGACCTCAGTAGTCCCAGGCGACCAAGTACTTATCGGTAATCTTTTTAATGTTCTAAATCAGGGTATTTTTACCATCATTTCAACTACTACTACTTCTATTTCCGTAGTTAATGGCAGCGGTATTATCGAAGGACCAATTACCTTAGGCTCTGGTTTTGCTAACCAACTTAGAATTTTTAGCGGAACCGGCGTTCAAATCGGCGACACCCTAGTCATTTCTTCTGGTTTTAGCCCCGTTACTTGGGGTTCTTATCAAATCACACAAGTAACAGATTATTATGTACAGTTTTCATTTGCCGGCATCCTACCCACAGAAAGCGGGATTCTAACAGAAGTCGCTATTTATTCCATGGCCAAAACTACCGTTTACATGGAAGCCGATCAACCCTGCGAACTTCTTATAAATGGTGCTATGAGCGGTCCCATTTTAACACCTCTGGTCTCGAATGGAAAAGTTTATCCAGGACTTTTTCTTTTAAATTCAAATATTTATAGCCTTTCTGTAACTAATACCTCAATCAATCCAGCCAACCTCACATTACTTTCTACTGAATAAACGAGTAATGATATAAGCAGGGATATATGGAAGAAAAACCTAACGATAAAAAGACCGTATCCCTAAGCTTTGGCGATTCCCCAGAAGAAGCACCTCAAGAGCACGGTCTTACATCTCTAGCTCGAATGTTAGAACAAGTAACTATTCCCGGAAGCGATCTTGCTAAGGGCGAATTACCTCTTTCAGCAGCTATAAAAGCTATGACGGGCTCTGCAGCTAAGAAAAAAGCACCTTCCCTAGCTTTCTCAGAACTTCCAGCCCCGCAGTCAAATTTTCTTGGCCTTTTTAAGGCTCGTACACGTCTCCTTCCACCTGAATTAATTAAGACCGTTCGCATTACCGATCATCTTGTTGCCGCTATCTTAAGAACTCGTGGCAACATCATGAAGCTTTACGGTCATCTTAAAAAAGATCGTTTTGACGTTGGTCTTGAAATCGAAATTAAGCCAGAGTTTCTAAAACTTTTTACACCAGAACAATACGAAAAAGTCATTAAACGTGTAAAAAGACTTGAAAGCATACTTTTAAATTGTGGTCATACCGAAGGGCTTGAGAGTCAAGATCAAATGACTCTTGCCGACTTCATGAGCACTCAGACGATTAACGGACTTAGTTTTGGTTCTCACGGAACTGAAATTATTTATGATCGTTCGGGTACACCAGACTCGAATGGTAATTTTCCATTTCATCGTTTTCGTCCAGTAGATATCGCAACCATTTATCGTGCTGTTCGTAAAGGAGAGCAAGCTGGTGCTAATCTTCGTGAATTAGCATTAAAAGCTCTTGAAGCGATGGAAGGTCAGAAATTTAATATAGATATTCAAAAACTAAAAGAAGATCAATACGCATGGCTTCAAGTAATTGAGATGCAGCCACGCCAAGCGTTTACACATAATGAAATGCTTGTTTATAATCTGTTTCCGTCCACAGATATCGAACATAACGGATATCCAGTTTCACCTTTAGATACTTGTGTAAATTGTATCACTACACATATATCCATCGAAGCGTATTGGAAGACCTATTTTTCAAATGGTAAATCTGCTAAAGGAATGCTTGTAATTAAGAGTGATGAAGTCGATCAGCAGATGATTGATGCAATTAAAATGCAATTCAATGCTTCTATTAATTCTGTATCGAACGCATTCAGGACACCAATTTTTGGAATTTCAAAAGAAGACAATGTTGAATGGACTTCGACTCAAGACAAACTTGAGAATGGTGAGTTCAATTTTACATATGACCAAGTCGCTAGAAATATTCTTTCGTCATTTGGTGTATCACCAGATGAGATTCCCGGATATGGACATCTTTCGAAAGGGACTAATTCCCAAACCCTTAGTGAAAGCAATAATGAATTTAAGATGACCGCTGCCCGCGACTCTGGTTTGCGCCCACTGATTCTCGGTTGGCAGACTTGGTTTAATCAACGCCTTCTTCCGATAATAGATCCAGAACTTTCACAAATTGTCGAAATAAGACTCTCTGGACTTGATTCAGAATCAAGAGAACAAGAAGCCGCTCGTTTACAACAAGATTCTGCACTTTTTTATGATTACGATACCCTGATGTCTGAAGTCGATAAAAATGGTCCAGGAAAAGCGTTTGGCGGAGAAGTTCCATTTAATGAGCGCTTTCGTCAGGTCATGGATTTTTATAGTGACGTATCAGATATAAAGGCCAAATTTTTTGGTGATCCCGGTTCACTCATAAACCCGCTACTTAAATTTAAACGCGATCCTTTTTATTTACAATATTTACAACTACTAATGCAAATTAACCCCAATGCCCTTAGAGCTATGGCAGCACCTAAACCACACAATCTAGAATTCCTCAAGATGGAGATTCAAGATATGTTAGATGATGACGGAATAGAGGAATAAAACATGGCTGGATTAATCGATTATAAACAAAAATACCAAGAATTAAAAGCTAAATTCATGTCCAGTATAGACGCGGCATGGAATGACGGCTTTCAACATGGTATGGAAGCTTCTCAAACTGACCAGGCCCAGCAAGATTCTCAGCAAGCCGATGCCATGGCTCAAGCACAAGCTGGAGCACCACAACCAGGACAACCTAGTGAACAACCAACTGAAGGCGAAGCTCAGCCAGGACAACAAGCTGAAGCTCCTATGTCTCAAAACCCCAATGAAGATGAACTTGGACAACATATTGAAAAACTTGAAAGCATGCTCGGCAAATCAGAGATTTCCTCATTGGAACTCCAGGATCTTAAAAAAACTTTAAATGATATTCGTTCTTTACAGGTCCAAATCAACCTCACAAAGTCTCTTTCTAGCATCAAAAATACTCGTCTAGCTAAGTCCCAATCGTTTTCGCCTAAAACAAAAGCCAACCTTCCCGCTCCAGCGCAAAAAGCACTTTCTACCCAACAAGAAATCGTAGATTCGATTTTTAAGAAATGGGAAGGTGAAGCTTCTAAAACCGCATCAGACATCTCTTCTATCCTTGGTGTCGAAGGCTTGACTAAGAAGGAATAATGTACGGCATCAGCAGCGCGTCTAAAGAACAGATCGCTAAATTAGTCGACGATTTGTTCGATAAGACCACTCTGCGTTTTCTAGGAAATGTTCCAAAACTTCAGCAAAAGAAACACATTCTAATTGGCTTTGAACAAAACGTCAATTTAGCAAATCTCTTTGTTCAAGCCATGAATAATAAGTACTTAAATCACATTGAACAAGATGTGCTTAAAGGCATTCTTGGGGATGCTTATTCTTATATCGACATTCTTAAAAATAAAACCTCAAACAATATTATTCAACAATTAGAAGGTATAGCCAGAGAAGCACGTATTAGTGGTGAAAAGATAGTCCAAGAGACTTTAACTGGTATTATCACCAAAGAATTAGACAAAGCGCGTTCTAGCTTAGAAACAATTGCTGCTTCAGAAAGCACTAAAGCCCGAAATCTGGGATCTGTAATGGATATTACAAGAGCTTCGGCAGCAGATGGAATTAAAGACCCAATCGTTGGGTTTGCTGTTATTAGAGATAACTCGACTTGTGAACAATGCGTTCGTGTTTGTTTAATGCCTGATGGTGTTATTCCAAGGCTTTATTATTTAAGTGAATTATCAGCGGGCTATTTTAAGCGAGGAGATCAGGTTCCCTCGATTTTGGGGATGCACCCTCACTGTAGATGTACTATTTTTACTGTTCCTAGTGATTGGGGCTTCACAGAAAAGGGACACATTACGTTTAAAAGCATCGGATACAACGCCTTAGAAGAACAACGTAAAGGCTAAGTACCCTCATTAATTTGTTGTGGCATCTTCATACAAATCTGACAACGAATAAAGCTAATTTCTTCCATACCAGGCTGATCTTCATAACGCCATTTATGCGGCGGACAAACCTTATCTTTTGGTGCTTCAACTAATTTCTCTTTTGCTTTCTCATCTACCCTAGAAATAAAATAAACTACAACCAACAAAATACCGACCAAAATAACGATTGATGACAAATCCATATTTACTCCTAGAGTTCAAACCACGATTTTCTATTTATGCCCCGTTTTACAGCTTTATTATAAACTTCCCAATACTCATCTTTATCGATACCCTTTAGCCTTAGAAGTTGTAATGCAAAGAAGTTAGCTTGCTTTTCAGTTCTAGCCTTTTTAGACCAATTAAACATCTTACCCTTTTTCATATAAAACAAATGTCCGGCTTCATGGGCTAAAACAAAATATTTTTGTTTATAAGACATGGAAGGCTTGATACAAACGAACCCCTTCATATCGTTAGTATGACGACAATGACCGAGTACGTCTACATCCATTACAAAGCATTTTAAGGATGCCAAAGTCCAAGCTAAATCTTTGTAAAGTGTTTTATAATCCATTTGATTTTTTATCTTTATTATACTTCTTTTTTCTACCGCACTTAAATTTTGTAGGCTCAGCTTTCAAGTATTCTATGGCCGAAATCAATACTTCTATAGAATCTTTAGCGTGTCCTAACATAACATTACATACGCCACAAATTAGTCCTCTAACCTCACCAGTTTTGTGGTTGTGATCTATACTAAATCTTATTTTAGATGATGTATGCTTATTTCCGACCTTTGTTGGGGTACCTTTGCATATTTTACACACCCCACCTTGAGATATAAGCATTTCATCATAATCTTGCTCTGTCATTCCATAAAGAAGAAACATTCTGGTATTTCTTTTCCTTTTAAAATATTCAGGCGTTCTTTTTCTTGTAACCCTATTTCTTTCTCTACGTTTCTCTATATGTTTTTGATATGACTCTCTACATCGTCTATTAGCACATTCTTTACACCAAACATGCTTTCCGCCCTTATGTCTTGATGAATTGCCAAATTCGTTTAAATTTTTTGTTATATTACAATCTGAACATTTTTTAGTCATAATCTATCCCAAGGTTTCCATTTAGGACAATATCTAAGGTGGTCCCAAGGAAAACTACCGCTGTAACTCGCACCACAACAGCAATTATAGCCCCACGCACCAAAAAATTTGGTCTCAAAGTCTTCCATATTCATGTAAAAATTAGGATCATAAGTAGCCAGCTCACCAAAAAGTAGAGCGTAATCACTTTTACCGGTAGGATCCTTATCATAAGCAACCCATTCCCATTTTTTACCATCATACCTAAGATGTTTAGGGAATTGATCAATAGGCTGAAACCAATCAACAACTCTAGTGGGACCCTCATAGCCAAAAGTGATGGTTATTCTCATTGATCACTCCAAAGCTCATAAGTTAATACATTATGTATGGTGTCAAAAAATTCTTTTCTAGGTTCAATCCAAAGTTTGCCTACTAGGTAGGCTGCATCGCTAGTACGAACTTGTTTTTCAAGATCGTAAAGTTTATTTTTTAGAATGTCTCTAAGTTGACTATCGTATTGTTTTAAAGGCTTATTCATAATTCTCCAAAATACAATCTTTATTATAGTACATCAAACATATTTTAAAATCAAGGCTTATTTTATGGCAAACCAACTATTAGATTTTATTAAACAAATAGTCTTATCTTTATTATTTAACGAAGCTCAAGGTAAAACCGCTGCGGAAGTTTCTGTACCTATTGGAGTACCAAAAGAAGAAGTTAAGGATAGTGTGCCAGGAATTGATTGGACGAAGGCTTCAACGATGTTATCAGACCATTTTTCGGTTGGAGAAATGATTGCTCTTCATAGCTGGAACCGTTTAGCAACAGAAGAAGATGGCTTAACAGATGACGTTAAAGCAAATCTATTAAAGCTTTGTGAGATAATGGAAAAAATTAGGATGATTTTGGGATGCGGTATAAATGTACACTGTGGTTTCAGGAGCGTTAAGTATAATCAAGAAGTATTAAAGAGTATCCCACACGACGTGCACGCGGCAGGCATGGCAATAGATTTTGATTGTAATCAGACAATGACAATTGAGCAAGCCAAAGAGAAAATTAGACCGCACTTAGAGGAATTGAATATCAGACTTGAGGGCGGCACAACAACCTGGATCCATCTAGATTTTCACGCCGTAGGACCAAGCGGAAGAGAATTTAAGGCTTAAGACTTCCCACATTCGCAATAGAAATCTAATTTTCCTATTTTAACGAATGTCTTGAGACAGGGCGCGTCTGAATATTCATAAGGACATCTTTTAATACAATATTCTTTTCTAGATATATCCCAATCATTCCACGGATACTTTGTTTTGTTAACCATTTTAGTCGTTGGACACGAAATGGTTAGAATGAGAAACAGAAGCGGCATAAAATTTTAAACCGTCGGTGACCACGTTACGGTTTCAGAACGTTTACTTCATCGAAGGCCGAAGCGCCACCAGGCAACCCTGGTTTTAGGAATTCAATATATAAAACTGAATTAATCCAAGTATTTAAATTTTAATCCGTGTGTTTGTGTTCTTTCCCCACTACATACCCTGGCGATCATTCTAAAATCTATGCCTAGTTCTTCCGCCGCTTTCATGAGAAATGGATATGAGACACCAGTCGTAATACATAAAACGGGCTTGCGCATAGGTGAAGGTCTTCCTGTACTTCTTTCTATCAACATCTGTATTTGTTTTTTCGTCATTGCCTTCCCTCCAATATTAGGATTTCTTTCACTCTTCCATGCTATGGAATGTTTTTGTTTAACTTCATCAGAATATTTCTTTCCTATATTAGCTTTTGCTATTTTATCTCTAGTTTCTCTAGATGGGGGAGGCTTAGGCTTTCCTTTGTGAATTTTAGATATTTTATCTTTAGTATCTTGATGTGTTCTTTTGTTTTTCCCACCGCTATCTAAATTATATCCATCCGGTGCTAAGGTATTAAAAAGTTTTATATAATAAGCTTCTCTATGATTCATTTCTTCTATGGAATTGCATCTAGTTATAATACTAATTTCAAAATTTTCTTTTCCATATTTTTGAATGGCTCTATAGATATAGGTACATTTATTACCACTCTTTATAGAACAGTGGCTATTCCATCTTTTTTTTAGAGATTGAACAGTTTGACCTATATAACTTTCGTTAGTGATTTTATTAGTAATCTTATAAACTACCATAGACTAGATCTTATCATAGATTTTTGAAAAATCAAGTATTTTATTACTTTTTTTCTTTTTTCTCGACAAAAGAATTTAGATTAGCTCTTGGCGGCATCATTTTTTTTAATTTCTTTTCATTTTTTAATGACTTATTTAAAGCAAGTGTTTGACCTAAAGCAATGATTTCGTATTTGGTCAAATGTGGCATACTTTTTGCCATGAAACTTTCGAATTCTTCACGTTTAGACCATGTCTTGTATTCTTGTTCGGCACGAGCGAGCCATTCAGATTTCTTCATCTTCTTATCTACACTTTCTTTTCCTAGAGCCGCACCTTGAACCAAATTACCTGGACCAGCCATCCCAGATCCGGCTGCTAGAGCTTTCTTAAGTTCTTTTTTAGGCTTTTCTTTTTTACCAAATCCTAACCCGCTTTTAATATTAGTCCAAGCCTGGCTAGCACTAGTAGCACCACTTAGAGCGCCAGCTTGCATGGCAGCCGCATTAGCTTTATTAGGCTCTGGTGGAGGTGCAGACATATCATCTTTTTTAAGGGGTACGTTTTCAGATTTTTTGACAGCTTGTTGTCTGGCTGCTTGTGCTTTAGCGCCCTGTCTTTCGCCTCTACCAGCAATAGCCATATGTCTTTTAGCAGTATCGAAATGAGAAGCGCCTGGAACACCTTTACCTTCTTCGGCATATTTCATGTGAATATTGGCTGCTTCTTGATGCTCTTGAGCGTTAAAACCCTTATAGTCGGTTGGTTTGGCGTGTGACATTATGGATTTACCGCTTTTGGTCTTTCCGATTTCTTTGCCCAAATTTTTAGGCTTAGATTCTATTGGACCATACTTTAGACCAGCCATAGAGGGCTTTGGCGTAGGCTTGGCTTGATCGGCAGAAGGATATGAAGACCCTGGGACTGGTGCTTTAACCAACTGTTCGGATTTTCCTAATAGTTCGATAGTGAAGGAGGGTTCAGACTTGAAGATAGAGTCGGGATCAGTCTTAGCGGATTCCGCTGGAATAAGTTCGGCAACACAAGTTTTATTTGCAGCAGCCCCGGTGATGGTTAATTTTCTGGCAATAGATTTATCTACGATAATTCCGGATTTGTTTACGCGACTTCCTTCTATAGAAAAACCAACCATAGGAGGTTCGTCGGGATGTTCTGCATCATCTATGAATAAAGCTGCGCATTCCTTACTTGAATCTTTTTTATCATCAAAAAGGCGTCCCATAACATATAAATAGGGTGTTTTACATTTATCCCAATAGCGTTTATGGCGATCATTTTCACAATCTTTTTCAGAAAAGATTTTTTTATATTCTAGGATTTTACCGACAATTTGTGCGGGGATATCTGATTTGTGCTCCCAGTTCAGTGCGCCTCCGACTAAACTAGAACAATCTATACCAGCCAAATCCACAATTTCTCCTGTAGTATCAATGGCTTGACTAGAAGCTATTCCGTCTACATAACTACAGCTTGCAGGTTTTGTTTTTCCATTATCCATGAGATAAAGATTGTTTTGAAGGCTTAAAAGTGAAAATTACTTTATAATATTAATTAGTTATGGACGTTCATTTGCTTCATTTTTATATTGACCAGGATTTTCGCAGATTTCCATAAATTCCTTATCCTTACGGAATTCTTCACGCTCCATCGTCACGTCCCTGGGAAAAGCTACAATACCGCCCATACACCCGAGAACACCTGCGATGGATATAGAATTGTTTAAGCTATCTTCTACAGCTTTTGAGGCATCAAATAACCCCAAACTAAAGGGGTCACCAAAAGCTTCATCTTCTAGGTTATAGACCAGCTCTGGGCTATTAATTAGCTTATCAATAATATCCCGTATTTCTTCATCATTATAACCTGCATTGTCAAGTAATTTTTCTGGAAGCGCGATTAAACTAGGAAATAAGACTTCTCGTGCAGGATCGTTTTCTGGAAGTAGTTCTATTAACTTAATAGCCATATCTAGGCTAATCCTGCAACCTCCTGGTAGAACACCGTGGACGATAGCACTTTTAACAGCCATTGTTGCGTCTTCAATCCGATCAACACGTTCAGTGATATCGCCACTCGAACCACCATAAACTGTGAGTTTTGCGATACCAGATGTTAAAACTCCTAGACGTTCCTCAAGCCAAATACGTTCTGCTACTGATTCGGAATTTTCTTTCATTTTTTGAAGTTCAGCCGCCCGCACTTCAATATTAACAGGATCAGGATCCCCTACCACAGTGCTTCTGAAACGATAAGCTTCGAATGATTCCATACCTCTTCCAAGATCATCGATGGTAGCCGTATTAAGTTGATCCTTAAGACCAAAAATTTTAGCGCCTGTAAAAGCTGACAAGTCCATCATCCATTGCTGCTGAGAATTCATGTACTGTGCCATTGGCGATTTAAGTGGTAAAATATTAATCGTTTGCGGATTCGCAAAATTAAATGAAAGCCCAGTTAATACGTTATCAGAAAAACCGTGGCTAACCAGGACTACATTTTTAAAATCAGCGTTACCAGAAGCATATTTTTCACCGATCGCATCAAACATCGGTCCTACACTAACTAGATCAGAGATAACACCATCGAATAGGAGAAATAGGGGTTTTTCTAGATACACCCTTTGCCCAGCTTGATCATTAATAAAAACGGTATGAAACTTTCCGCAACTGTCTTCTAAACCGCCAGGAATCGGCATGCCGTCAATTCTTTTTACGTCGTATGAATCGGGGCCTGTGAGTTGTCTAATAGTAATATGTGAAGATTCTCCATATCCAATTAGTTCAAAAGCTGAAATTACTGCTTCAGCTAACTCTCTATCTCCATTAGCTGAAATTGTAGCAACTTTAAATAATAAATCTTTATTTTCTTCTGTAATTTTAATAGCTCTTTCCCGAATATAGGGTGTAAGAACATCTTTTGCTACTCTACGAATCTGTCGAACGGCTTTCTGAGGAGAATATCGAGGGTTTTTTTCACAGAAAGCAAAAATATTCTTAATGATGTGATAACTTAGAATTGTGGCTGTGGTAGTGCCATCTCCAGCTGTTGAAGCCGTTCTTACAGCGGCGTCACGAGCGCTTTCAATAATGAGATGTTCGTATGGATTTGCTGCCCCTAAAGATTTAAATATAGAAACCCCGTCTTTACTTAACCTATTGGGAATATTAGGCAAATCTGATTCTAGAAGCGTAAGTTTTCCACCAGTTCCTAAACTAGAACCT